ATGGGTTTTCGACAACGCACGGGTTGACGGCGACGCATGTGTTTACGGCGACGCATGTGTTTACGGCGACGCACGGGTTTACGGCATCGCACGGGTTGACGGCAACGCATGGGTTTACGGCAACGCATGGGTTTACGGCGACGCATGGGTTTTCGGCAACGCACGGGTTTACGGCATCGCACGGCTTTCCGGCAACGCACGGGTTTACGGCGACGCACGGGTTTACGGCAACGCACGGGTTTCCGGCAACGCATGGGTTTACGGCGACGCATGGGTTTTCGACAACGCACGGGTTGACGGCGACGCATGTGTTTACGGCGACGCACGGGTTGACGGCGACGCACGGGTTTACAAGTGCGGTGCGATTTTCTGGATTTCCAATGTTGGTTCGCGCGATGACACGGCAACTTTCTTCGCCTGCCGGGATAAAAAAATCAAAGTAATTGTAGGTTGCTTCTTCGGAGATTTGGACGAGTTTGCCGCCGCAGTACAGAAAACGCACGGAGATAACACACACGCCAAGGTATACCGCCTTGCAATCGAAATGGCGAAGGAACGCATTAAGATGGATGATATGCCGGAGGAAAGCAATGACGGTTGATGAGCTGCGGCGCAAGTCCAACATGGGGCTGCGGGAGCTGAGAGAATTGGAGGAGATGTAAATGGGTAAGTGTAAGCCGGGTGATATTATCACCATCAAAGGGACGGAATTTGCGGTACTGGACATAGAGAAAGGCACGGCAAAGGACGGCAAAGACAAACTGTTTGTGCTGTTAAAAGAGCCGTTTGGAAGCACGCCATTCAGCACGGACGGCAACGACTATACCAAAAGTAAGCTGCGCAATGAGGTAGAGCGGTGGTATTGCGAATTTGCATCTGGTTTGAACAAGGAACTGATTTTTTATAGAGAAATTGACTTGCTGACCATGGATGGACGCGCTAATTATGGGGTTGTTACTTGCACAGCCGCACCTCTGACGTTTGACGAATGGCGCAAGTATTCACGCTATATTCCAGATTGCGAGAGAAGCTATTGGCTGGCAACTGGCGATGGCGCACCGGGGCGCAGCGGCGCAGCGCGTGCACTGCTCGTGTACTCCGATGGCGATTGTCTCAGCTACGTCTGCTCGAACTCGTATGCGGTGCGTCCGGCTATGTGGGTTTCTGAAGATCTGATAGACGAGCCGAAAGACGAAAAGCCGGATTTGAGCGAGTACAGCACGATGGAGCTACTTCAGGAGCTTGTAGAAAGGGCGATGAGGGATGAGCGAGTTTTGCAAGAATGAAAGGCATGGAGGCATATGTGTCAAAACGGGTACTTATTGTAATCTTGGCGCTTGTCCTTACGAACAGTTAGAACAATTTGCGTCGGTGGTGCGGTGTAAAGACTGTATACACTATGATTTAGGAGTTTGCCTGAAAATTTATTCGGATGGCAACGCACAAAAAGATTCGTGGCAATCTCGTAACCCCAACGACTTTTGCAGTCGCGGCGAGAGAAGGGACGGAGGTGCAGACAATGGCTGAATACATTGCGAGAGAAGTATTACTTGCACAACTTAGAGCAATGGAATCATACAACGCCTCACCTATGTACCGGCGCGGATATGACGATTGCGTTGCAACTGTTCTGAAAGCGCCTGCCGCCGACGTTGTTCCAGTGGTGCGGTGCAAGGATTGCACACACCTGTATGGGACGGTGTGCGCGGTTTGCGGATTGCTGCCTCGCAATCCCAACGATTTTTGCAGTTACGGTGTAATAAAGGACGGAGGCGAAAGCAATGTATAAACCGTTGGCAGACAGCACCTTACTCCACATGACGAAAAAGGAGTTAATCGAACTGCTACGTACAGCAGAGCACAATGCAGAAGTGTCGCAGGAATGGGTGGCACAACAGGCGGAGAACCTCAAGGATTGGGAGCCGGTGGTGCATTGTCGCGATTGCAAGCATTTTAACCACAAGCGCATGGAATGTGAAAACGAAGCCGTTTCGACTGACCATGAGGGCGGAGCACAATACAGCTTGAATTTTTGGCTGGACGACTTTTGCAGCTACGGCGAGAGAAAGGAAGGAGGCGCAGACAATGGTGTTTAAGAAAGACGGCAAGGTGTACGGCAGCATTGAGTCGGTGGTCGGTGAGCATTGCCAAAAACGGCGGTATTGCTTTCAATGTGTGTTATATCGCAAGAAAGGTACGAAATGCTGCAAAGAATACGTGAATGAAAATCCGGAGGAGGTGGCGCACTTACTCGACTTTGAAGTGATTGACGATACCCCCGACATCCGCGAGGTAGTCGAGAAGTACGGAGAGGACGAAAAGCGCAAGCTGACCCGTGCGGACATCCTGCACGCGGCGGAGAAGTGCGTATGCGGACAGCGCGAGACGGACTACGGCACACCGGAGGATAACTTTAAGACGATTGCGGAGCTGTGGGAGTCGTATCTTAATAAAGCCTGCACAAGGGGCGTGAACGTGCGCGTAGAGGCAAAGGACGTTGCTGCAATGATGGCGCTGCTCAAGATTGCACGCATTGCAGCAGGCAACGGAAAGGCTGACAGTTGGATTGATCTGGCAGGCTATGCGGCGTGCGGGGCGGAATGTGAGGGAGTAACGGAATGACCATCTCTGAGATCGCCGCTCAAATGGGCGTTACGCCGGAAACACTGGTGCAGGAGGTTTGCAAGCAGCAGACCGAGATGACGATGCTTACGGTCGTTTGCGGAGTGGCGTTTGCTGTTATAGCAATTCTCCTTGTGGTAATTGCGTTTACCTATGAGCCTATATTTGCAGCGCTATTCGCCTTTCCCTGCTTGCTTGCAATAATGCTGCTATCTAATGGCATACCAGATTATAATGCATGGAAAACCGCACCACATGCCATGGCGAACCAGTATATTGTTGAACACTATGGAGGAACAGAAAAATGACGATTGATGAAGCTATCAAGGTAGCAGAAGCCAACGCGGAACTCTATTCGAGCTTCGAAGGGTGGGGACAGGCGGTAAGTTTTTACGGCACATGCGCTGCCATGCTGAAAGTAATGAAGAAGATGATCGAGGAAGGCAGACCGGAAGACGCGCCGGATGCGTGGCAGGAGCGCAGAAAGCGCGAGTACCGCGAGACCAAGGACCGGTACGAGAGGCTGCACTGGATGGTTACCAAGTACGAGGCGGGCGTGCTTGAGTATACGCCGAAGTGCTCGATCGAGCTGTTAAAACAGCAGAAAAAGCACATGGGCGAGTACCTGCACGATCTGGAAGTCGGCGCATTTGTGGAAGGGGTGGAACTGTGACGATTAACCAGGCAATCCGCATCCTCGACCCGGCAACGACAGCCGAGGCCTTGGGCGAGATCGAATACTACGGCGGTCTGCATGGCAGAGAGAAGATGGTCGCTGCGTGTGACGAGGCCTGCCGCATGGCGGTTCAGATTATGAGAAAATACATGGAGGAACAAAAATGAAAAAGAAAATCATGGCGGCACTGCTCTGCGGTGCTATGATGTGTAGTCTGTCGGCCTGCAGGGAGAGCGAGCGCGTTGCGTACAACATCTCGAAGGAGGCGGACAATTTCAACGTCACGCGCCGTCTGGAAGTCATCAACGCGCGTACGGACAAGCCGGTGTTTGAGCTGATCGGCAACTTCGCCATCTCGAACAACAGCGAGAACGAGCTGGAGGTGACTGTCGAGACCGGCCAGGGCGTTTACAAGAAACACCTTGTGTACCTCAACGACTGGACGATCTACGTTGTGGAGGACGTCAGCGGAGCTTACGTGGACAAGTTCCACTACGAGGTGAATTTCCTGCCGGAGATGATCATTCCGGTTACGGTGACATCGCATGACTAATACAGCGACAAGGTTCGGCGTTACTTATTATGGTGATACGCCGTGCAGGAATTGCGCTTACTGGCGGACGCTCGGCAACTATAAAAATCTGAAGCTGTGGGCGTGCCACTACGCATTAGTAAACCGGCATTCAAGGGGATGCGAGCCGGGCGAAAGGTGCACAAAAAGAACAGAAAGCTACCGCAGACGGATAGCTTTCAAACACGACGGAAGCACCGAGGAGATTACAAGCCGATGACAGCGAAAGAATGGCTAATGCGCGGGCGCGCACTGGAAAAGACGATTACAGCCTTGCAGGAGGCGCGGAAACGCGCCTATGCACGGGCAACGGGCGCAACCGCGCCGGTAAGGGACACGCCGGGCGGAAAAGGGAGCACGGGGAACAAGGCAGACCCCTACATCGAACTGGGCGAGAAGATCGCAGAGAAAGAAAACGAGCTTGCGGAGATATACGGCGAGATCGTGCGCGTGCTGGGCGAAATGCGGGATAACGAGCTGCAAACGCTCCTGCTTGAACGTTACGTAAACGGCGCAACATGGGCACAGGCGGCGCGGCGGCTGCATTACAGCGAGGCGCACGTCAAGGGGTACATGCATAGAATGGCACTGAATGCTGTGGATAAGTTAATACCCCACAATACGCAATAATGTGATATACTGATATCGTGGAAGAGCTCCAAGGGAGCAAAACCACGGCATTCACGGGTTGATAAATTCCGGTTATGTCCTCCTAATTCTCTCCCCTGCTTCGGCGGGGGACACGCTCCAAAGGCTGCACGAGGCCGGAGGGGCTCACACTTCCTTTCGCCCAAGGCATTCCCTAATGAGACGGGAAACCGTCTCAGCCTGTCCGCTGCGTCTGCACGAGGGCGCGCGGGCTCTTTGACTCTCGGGAATACAGTTCAAGGAAACGCGGCAGAGATGCCGCACACGCTCCAAAGCCTGCATGAGGGCGGCGGGGCAAAAAAAGACAGCCGAACGGCTGCCCATAATCTGACGGCTCGGAAAGACGAGCACGGGCGCAGCTTACGGAACGGTGCGCCGACACCTATTCTGACGGCCCGGAAAGACGGGCATCTGTTTGCGAACTTTGCCGGACTGCCCGGCAGGCCTTGCGCAGGGCCAAAGCGTCAGTACACAGCGCAGCAGCACGTGTATCAGGGAGTAATTCCCTGCAACGGGGTAGCGCCCTGCGGTGAAAGTCCGCCGGTTTGCAGGCCGATAACTGCGCGCGAGGGGTTCAAAATTCGAACGTCCTATTTTGTAGCAGCCCCTGAGCGCAAGCCGGGAAACCGTCCGTAAAGCCGGACGCAAGGCGCAGCGATACGCGCACATACCGCGAAAGCGGTATACATGCAGCCGAAAGTTGATACGCGGTGCAATCCCGCGTGGCTGCACCTCCAATTGGTCATAAGTAAAAGCACCTCCCCGGGATGGCTTCGGGTAGGTGCTTTTACTTAGTGATGAAATCAAAAGGTACATCGGGGCGGGTGACTGGTTAGCGTGGGATGCGCCTTACACACCCCACGACGCATCCTTCCACTCGTTGTAAAAGCAGCCGCGGCCATAGCCGCATTCGTGCTGCATGAGTGTGCCGCCGATGATCTTTCGCTCGAAATGGTACGCCTTTTCCGTGGCTGTACCATACCAACCGTGGCCCTCGCCGGTCTCCGGGTTGTACTTGGTGAAGTACAAGCCGAAACCCTCGGGAATGGGGAAGTTTCCGAAGGAGGATGTCCCCGCGTGCTGGATAAAATGTACGGCTTTCTGTGCGGTTTTCATGATGTTTTCCTTTCTGCCTTCGTTCCTCCGGGGCGGGTGTTGTTGTTATTGTACCGCAGTTTGGGCGGTTTGTCGAGGGGTTAGTCGATGGCGCAGTAGGTAAGGGCATCATAGCCCATAGCGGTAAGCGCCTTGGTCATAGCCTCGGCTGCGGTCTCGCGCTTGTATGCCTGGCCGGGCAGCCGCAGGCAGATAACATAGCGGTTAGAGTAGCCCCAGCGGAAATAATCGCCGCCTGCCTCCTCGCAAGCCTGCTTGACCTTGGCGGACTGCCAACGCGGGAGTAGGAGAGAGGGCGCATCTAAATTACAGGTGCCGCCGTCCTCAACCTGTGCGGCTGCGTCAAGGGCGATGGCGCGTGCCTTGATCAGGTCGTCGCGGAGCTTGGCGTACTTGCCGGTAAGCGGCTTCGGCGCTTCGGGCTTTTTGTCTGCGGGATAAGCTGCAAGGATGACCTCAAAGTCGCGGAGTGCGTCCGCCTCGGTGCTTGCCGTGCGGTAGGTGATCTCCTGGCCGTCGGGATACATGAGCATAGTTTCGTAACGGTTCGCGGCAAGCTCGCAGGTGTCGAGGATGACGCGGCGGCCGTTGCAGGTGTACTCGGTGCGTTTGATGGTGCTCATGGTGTGTTCCTCCATTTTGTTTTCGGTGTTTTCCTTTACTGTGATTACATGATACTACACGTTAACGTATAATGCAATAGGCAAGATGCACAAAGATACACGTTAACTGTTATGCAGATTTATACGTTGACGTATAAAGCAAGCCGTGTTACACTTATTCTATATATGTAGGAGGTGCAAACATGGCAACAGAGGCACAGATCAAGGCAAATGTTAAGTACAACAGGAGCAAAGACAATATCATGATACGCCCGGACAAAGACGAGGGAAAACAGATCAGGCAGGCCGCAGCCGATGCGGGTAAAAGCGTACAGGCGTATATCTTGCAGGCAGTGCGTGAGTATATGGACAAGTGACAACATATTGTAGGCAGACAAAAGCCGCTCCACTCAACCGGGGCGGCTTTTTTGTGTCTATATGGTAAGGGGGTGAGAGTATGGACAAGCTGACCGCAAAACAGCGGGCATGGATTGATTATTACAAGCAAGGCAAGACAGCAGCAGAGGCGGCACGGCTTGCCGGTTACAGGGGCAATAACTCCGACGTGATAGGTTCACAGAACTTGGTTAAACTTGGTAAATACGTTGCAGACCGAGATGAACTGTTAGACCGTGCCCGTGTGGCGGATATGGCGGAGATTAACGAGTTTTGGAGCGATACCATGAGGGATAACACGGCGGACATTAAGGACCGTCTGAAAGCCTCTGAGCTGCGCGCACGGAGTATCGGCGCGTTTATCGAGCGGCGGGAAATCGTAGGAGCGCAGACGATCACGGTAAAGCTGCTGGATGATGACGAAATGAAAGATACAGAGTAACGGCTTGCAGCCGCTTTCGGGCGGTGCAGGCTTATTTTTTTACCCTGTTTTGCAAGTTGGTGTTGCGCATCCTGCAAAATCAGACGTTTTCGCGCGGATGGATACCGGTTTTTCCGGGGTTTATACTTCGAAGCGGGACGGAAAGCAACGCGAATTATGCAAAACGTAACTTTTGTACAATTCGGGAGGTGGGCGGATGCAAGTCAATATACCACGGCGGGCGTTTAACTCCGCCTATCTGCCGTTATTGGAGGACGACGAGCACAGATATATTGTGCTGTACGGCGGCGCGGGCAGCGGCAAGAGCGTCTTTGCGGCGCAACGGCTGATTGTACGCATGATGTGCAAGAGCTTGTGCAATGTCCTTGTAGTCCGCAAGGTAGGCGACACCAACCGCACGAGTACGTTTGCGCTGATGCAGCAGGTCATTAACGGCTGGGGGCTGCATAGCCTGTTCGATGTTACTGATCTAAAAATTGTGTGCCGCCTGACCGGCAACGCCTGCATTTTCAAGGGACTGGACGACCCGGAGAAGATCAAGTCTGTTACATTTCCCAAGGGCGAGCTGACCGACATATGGATTGAGGAGGCAAGCGAGATTGCCGAGGCTGATTTTAATCAGCTTGATATCCGTCTGCGAGGCAAGCGGATACACGGACAGATTACGCTTTCTTTTAACCCGATCAACGTTCTGCACTGGCTCAAAAAGCGGTTCTTTGACCGCAAGGACCCGCGAGCGGTGACGCTAAAGACCACATACAAAGATAATGCGTGGCTGGACGAGGACTACAAGCGGACGCTTGAGGGGTACAAGGACAGCGACCCGTATTATTATCAGGTGTATTGCCTGGGGCAGTGGGGCGTTATCGGCAAGACGATCTTTGACGCGGCCAAGGTCAACGGACGGCTGGCAGAGCTTCCACCGGCAGAGCGGCGCGGGTACTTTGTGTACTCCACGACGTTTGATGCACTGGCGAATCAAGTCAGGATTGATGACCGTTCTATTAAGTGGGTAGACGCTGACGACGGCTATATCTCGATCTATCAGGACAGGCGCGAGGGCGTGCCGTATGTGATCGGCGGCGATACGTCCGGCGAGGGCTCAGACTGGTTTGTGGGGCAAGTGCTCGACAACACCAACGGGCGGCAGGTGTGTACACTGCGACATCAGTTTGATGAAGATGTTTACGCTGCACAGATGTATTGTCTGGGTATCTACTACAATACCGCGCTGATTGCGATAGAGGCGAATTACAGCAGTTACCCGATAAAGGAGCTGCAACGGCTCCGGTATCCCAAGCAGTATGTACGGCAGACCGAGGACAACTACACCCACAGACCGCGCGAGAGCTACGGCTTTAAGACGACTTCGGTCACTCGCCCGGTTATTATTGCCGGGCTGGTGGAGATCGTCCGCGAGAGCGTGGAGCTGCTGCATGACGCGGACACGCTCGGCGAGATGCTGACCTTTGTCCGCAACGAGAAAGGCCGAGCAGAGGCGGAGAACGGCGCACACGATGACTGCGTTATGGCACTGGCGATTGCTTACTATGCACGCAGTCAGCAGCGGTACACCGTAGACAAGCCGCGCGGAGCAAAAGCGAGGTGGTCGGATGATATGTTCGAGGACTATTACAACGCTGACAAAGCGGGACAGGACTATCTATTATCTAAATGGGGCAACCCGTTTTGAAAATGAGGTGATAAAATGCAAAATCCGTTTGATAAAACGGGCAAGAGTGACGAGGCGATTTTGAAGAAGTGGCAGGACAGGCTAAGCAAGGCGCGGAGCAAGTACCAGGACGAACTGAATTTAATGGTCGAGCGGGAAGAGATTTACCGAGGTACGCACAAAATCGACAAGGTGCACGGCAAGAACCAGAAAACGCAAGACGCAGTAGTGGCGCGGAACGTGGTAGCGGAGATCATCGAGGCGGAAGTATCGAGCGATATTCCAACGCCTAAGGTCACGCCACGACACGAGGAGGACGAGCAGCTCGCAAAGACGATTGAGGATTACATCCGAAACGAGCTTGACCGGCTTCCCTTTGAGCGGCTGAACGATCAGGACGAGAGGACTACACCGACGCACGGCGGAGATTTGTTCCTTGTCGAGTGGGACAACACCAAGCGGACGCACACCACACGCGGAGCGCTGAGTGTTACGCTGCTGCATCCGAAACAATTTATCCCGCAGCCGGGCGTTTACAGTATCCCGGAGATGGATTACTTCTTCATTCAGCTGGCGCAGAGCAAGGAGTACATCAAAAAGAAGTATGGAAAGGACGTATCCGACGAGGACGAGGAACAGCCGGACGCACGCGGCTTTGAGCAGGGCACGGCGGACGATCTCGTAACCGAGAACATCGGATATTTCCGCAACGCTGACGGCGGCATTGGGCGCGTGGCGTGGTGCAATGACGTACTGCTTGAATACATGGAAGATTATCAGGCGCGGCGCATCAAGACTTGCAGCAAGTGCGGCGCGGATATGCAGGGCGATACCTGCCCGTACTGCGGCAGTAAGAGCGGTGAACAGAAAACCGTCAAGGACTTTGCGCGGACGGACGAGAACGGTATCCCGATGACGAAGATCGTAGATAAAGTGCAGCTTGACGAGATGGGCAACCCAACCGTTACGCAGCACGAGGAAAACGACATGATCCCGTACTACAAGCCGGACGTGTATCCGGTAGTGCTGCGGCGCAATGTGTCGGTAGTCGGAAAGCTGCTCGGCTCGTCTGATGTGGATATGATACGAGATCAGCAGATGCTGATTAACAAGCTCGACAGCTCCATTTCTCAAAAGCTGCTGGGCGGCGGCTCGGTCATCACACTGCCGCGAGGCAAGCAGATACGGCGCACGGACGAGAATTTCAAGGTGCTTGAAGTCGAGGGTCCGGAAGAAAAGGCAATGCTCGATGTGCTCACCTTGCAGCCGGATATTTCCCGTGATATGGCGTTTGAGGATAGCACCTACACGGCAATGCGCAACCTGATCGGCATTACGGATTCGTTCCAGGGACGCAAGGACAGCACCGCAACCTCTGGTACAGCAAAGCAGTTTGCAGCGGCGCAGACCGCCGGACGACTGGAAAGCCGCAAGGTCATGAAGAACGCCGCCTATGCTGACCTGTTCGAGGTTATGTTCAAGTTCCTGCTGGCGTACTCGGACGAACCGCGGCCGATGGTCTACAAGGACACCAACGGCACGCAGATGTACGGCACGTTTAACAAGATGGATTTCCTCAAGGTGGACGAGGCAGGCGAACCGTACTGGAACGATGAGTTTCTGTTCTCGGTAGACCAGACCGCGCCGCTTGCGGGCAACCGTGAAAACCTCTGGCAGGAGGCGAGAATGAACCTCGAAAACGGCTGTTTCGGAGACCCGGCTGATATGCAGAGTTTGCTGACGTTCTGGACAATTATGGAGGGACTGCACTACCCGCTGGCAAGCGAGGCCAAGCAGCAGCTTTCTGAACGACTGGAACAGCAGCAGATGATGGCACAGCAGCAGGCAATGATGCAGCCGATGGCAGCAAATGCAGACGGCATTCCCGATATTACGCAGTCCGGCTACGTCAGCCCGGAGACAATGCCGAGTTATCAGGAGGGAGGCGGCAGTTATGGTATGTCCGGTATGTAAAATCGACACCAAGACCGACACTGTAGACGGTAAGCTCGTGCTTATCTGCAAAAATCCGCAGTGTTCGAACTATAAGCAGGTAGTAAAGGAGGTGAAATAGTATGGCAAATAAGAGCGGTTACGCCGGTAAGATCAAGAACACCGGCAGCATGGAGGTTAAGGCAGTTTTCGCCCAGACTTCCGGCAAGAAGCCTGTCGTTAAGACTGGCGGCGACCTGCGTTCTTCCAAGAAGAGCGGCAAGTAAAGGGCAAATGAATAGCGGAACCGTCCGAAAGGGCGGTTTTTTTATGCCCAAAATCGCACGGAACAGCGTAAAAATCCAGAAAGGAACAGCAAATGGAAGAAATTATGGAAACCGAAGTGGAAACCACCGAGGCAGGCGTAAACGAGCAGGAAACCGCCGAAACTGCGTCCATCGGACCCGAGGAAACAGGCGAAAACGAGCAGCAGACCGCCGAAGCTGCACCCGAGGGAGTACAGAGTGCGGAAGATAACGCACGGTTTGCCGCTGCACGACGCAGAGCGGAAGCGCAGTTTAATGAGCGCATTCAGCAGGAGCGCCAGGCGGCAAAAGATGAGATGGTACGGCAGATGTACGAGGGTCAGCTTGACCCGTACACCAACAAGCCGATCGCCTCGGAAGCTGATTTGCAGGCGTACCAGCAGGCATACCAGCGAGACCAGATGCAGCAGGCAGGGCTTGACCCCGCTATGCTCGATCAGATGATCGCAAACAACCCCACTGTACGGCAGGCACAGCAGGTTCTTGACCGTGTACAGATGGAGGAGGGCGAGCGGCAGATGAACGAGGCAATCAAGGAGATTTCCCACCTTGACCCGTCCATCACCGACGTTGCTGCACTGGCAAACCACCCGAACGCACCCGTTTTTAACGAGTACGTAAACAGAGGCTATTCGCTCGTTGACGCATTCCGCCTTGCAAACTTTGACCAGCTCACCGGCAAGAAAGCCGCGGCGGCAAAGCAGCAGGCGATGAACAACGTCAACGGCAAGAGCCATCTGACTACCACAGCAGGCAATGCGGGCGGTGACGATATTGCAATCGACCCGCAGGAAATGCAGATGATGAAGCACGCATTTCCGAATCTTACCCACGCACAGCTTGTGGCAAAGTTCAAAAAATACAAGTAAAAGGAGATTTTTTCATGTTTAAGATCGCATATCGCCGCGTGGCTGATGTGTCCCCGTTCGTTTACCTTCCCGGCGCGGACGGCCTGACCCTCGGCATGGCGGCTACTCTGACTTCCGGCGCTCTGGCAAAGGGCACCGCTTCCGTCAAGCCGACTCACATTATCATGGGTCCCAAGCGCGAGGACGGCAATTACCCGGCTATCGAGGTGAATGACAACATCGTGTTTGAGACCACCTCGACCGCTACCGTTGCGCAGACCGTTGTCGGCTCGGCTGTCACTCTGGCGGCTGATGCGCTGACCGTTACCGCAACCGCTACCAAGGGCGTTTTCAAGGTGCTGACCACCGACGGCGCTACCACCAACTCGACCGTTACCGGCGTGTTCGTTGAGCCGGCAGCGGTTGCCGCCTAAAAAAGAGAGGAGACAAGATAATTTATGGCAGGCATTACTTTTTCTGAGGGTTCCGGCGTTGCGGATTCCTTCTTCGGCAAATCGCAGGCTCCCATCAAGGCAATCATCGCAGACCGTGTAGAGAGCTTTCAGGAGCAGAGCATGATCGACAAGGTGTTCTATATGGACACCACCAACAACTACGCGGAGAAGTACACCTCGGCTACCGCGCTGGGTGATTTTCAGGACGTTGGCGAGAACGGCGCGTATCCGCTGACCTCGGTACAGGAGGGCTACTCCAAGATCATCGAGCCGACCACCTGGAAGAGCCGTTTTGAAGTCACCCGCGAGCTCATCGAGGACAGCAAGTTCAATCTGGCTGAATCCCGCGCACGCAAGTTCGGCGCTTCGTACAACCGTACCCGCGAGAAGTACGCGGCGGACATGATCGCGGGCGGCGTCGGCACTTCGATCACCTTCGGCGGAAAGAAGTACGACACCACCTCGGCAGACGGCGTTTCCCTGTTCTCCAACGCGCACGGCTCGGCGACCAAGGGCTACAAGAACCAGTCCAACCGCTTCAAGTACACGGCCGGCACGGACAAGTACACCGAAATTCTGGACGCTGCGCAGGAGCAGATGCAGGACATTCGCGACGATGACGGCAACCTGCTGAACATCAAGCCGGATACCATCATCATCCCGAACTCCGGCAAGCTCAAGCGCGAGCTGTTTGCGGCGATCGGCTCGGAACTCGACCCGAACAGCAACAACAACGCGTTTAACTTCCAGCTCGGTCTGTGGAACGTTCTGGTATGGAACTATCTGCCTAAGACCATCGGCGGCAAGGAGTATTTCATGCTGCTTGACAGCGACTACAACAAGGACGCTATGTGCCTGCCGTGGCTTGACCGCGTATCGCTGACTGTACGTTCCTCTGTGGACGAGAACACCGACGCGAACTACTGGTCCGGCCGTGCGCGCTTCGGTGCAGGCTTCAACGACTGGCGCGCAATCTCCATCGTGGGCGACTCCCTCACGAACGCTTCCGAACTGTAAAGACAAGGGGCGGGGGAAACCCCGCCTTTCCCTTTTTGAAAGGAGTATGAGCGAATGACGTGGGAGCAAATCCAGAAAGCGGCGCTTGATAAGATCTTCTCGCGCCTCAACTACGGCACAGAAACCGCGCTGACCTCGCCCGATGTGGCGGACTATGTGCGGGCAATGCCGCACGCGGCGTGGTTCGCAATGATTGACCTCGCGGAAATCATGCCGATTTACAAGAGCGTGGAATTGGAACTGCCGGACGATAACGCGAAGGGCAACCGGCTGTATCACCTCAAGGAGCTTGCACCGGATTTCATGCGGTTCTGCCCCGATCGGCTGACGATCATGGGCAAGAACAACACGTTTATGCGCGTGAACGACTATCAGTTTGACGGCATGGATACGCTGTTTGTACCGGCGGAGTACGTCGGTACGCTTGTGATCTGGTACGAAGCATACCCGGAGAACATCGACGAGAGCACGCCGGGCGACACGACGTTTTTTCTGCCGGAGGAAGCGCAGCGGGCGATTCCGCTGTATATCGCGGCAGAGGTGTTCAAGGAAGATGATATTTCCATGGCGACGCAGTATCTGAACGAATACGAGAACGTCAAGCAGATGCTTGCAAGCAGGAGACAGCAGACTTCGAGCGGCGGCGCGTGGCGCTCGGTTACGGGGTGGGTGTAAATGGCAACATACAAGATTCCCGATTCCCCGAAAAGGTACAAAACCGAGTATTCCAAGTTCAAGGGCGTGGACTTATCGAGCAATCCTACACAGGTTGACTCAACACGCGGCGCTTCCGGCACGGTAAACCTGATTTCGGACAGCGGCGGCTTTCCAGAAAAGCGCAAGGGATGGCGCGTACTGCTGAATGTCGAAAAGCCGGTAAACGGTCTGTATCGCGGCATTATCAAGGGCAGGGAATACTTCCTGGTGCATGGCGGCACACGGCTTTACAAGTGGACGGAAAGCGCCTTAACAGAGCTGAAAAGCGGGCTGACGAACAAGCAGGGCACCTCGTTTACGCTGAACGACAAAATGTACGTGCTGACGGGCGGCGAGTACCTTGTATTCGACGGCGAGACCGTCAAGGACGCGACAGCGGACGCTTACGTTCCGACTACTACCATCGCCAATATGCCGACGGGCGGCGGCACGAGCTTCGAGGATGTAAATCTTCTGAGCGACAAGCGCAAGAACGAGTTCTGCGCGGACGGCTCGGCTACCGTGTATCAGCTCGATACCACGGACGTACAGAGCATTTCAGAGGTCAAGGTGGATGGTGCGGTCTGGGACGCGAGCCGCTACAGCCTGAACGGGAGTAAGGGACAGGTCACGTTTACCTCAGTGCCTCCAAAACCGGCTATCACGGGCAAGGACAACGTGTCGATCACGTTTGTAAAGCACGTGGACGGATACGCCGAGAAGATCAAAAAGTGTACCATCGCGGCAATCTACGGCGGCAAGTCTCAGGACAGGGTGTTCCTTGCAGGCAATCCCGACGAGCAGGACAAGGACTGGCGGTGTGAAAGCAACAATCCGCTGTATTTTTCCGATCTCTCTTATACCAAGGTGGGCGCGGACGGCGCGGCAATCGTCGGATATACGGCAATCTCGGACAGTCAGGCAATCGTCAAGTCAGATGACCGCAGCGAGACCACGATCTATTTCCGAGGGTATAACATCGACAGCACGACGAACAAGGTACAGTTTCCGGTACGCAGAGCCGCAGCCGGTGCCGGCGCGGTGGCAAAGCACGCATTTGCGTATCTGCCGGAAGAACCGGTATTCCTCAGCCGAACGGGCGTGTTCGCGCTGACAAGCAGCAACATCACGGCCTTGCAGGTGGCAAGAAACCGCTCCTACTACGTGGACGCGGCGCTGACCAAGGAAGATCATCTGGAAAACGCCTGCGCGGTAGTCTGGAACGGCTACTATGTGCTGTCTGTGAACAACCATGCCTACGTACTCGACACCAACCAGAACGTAGCGTACAAGCCGCAGTCCTACGGCGATTACGTTTACGAGTGCTACTACTGGGACAACTTCCCGGCGGTGCGCATGATGGAAAGCAGGGGAAGCCTGTATTTCGGCACATCGGACGGACGTATCTGCAAGCTGAACACGGATATTGACACCATGCAGGCGTATTCGGACGGCGGCACGCTCGGTGAGGACGGCAGAATTACCGGCGGTACGGCAATCTCCGCAGAGTGGCACACCAAGGCGGACGATGATGGCGATTTTATGACATACAAGACCATGGTAAAGCGCGGCAGCGGCGTTATGATGAAGCCTTACACCCGTTCCTCGGTCAAGGTGTTCGCCCGGACAGAACGCGACTTCGGCCGGCAGATTCGCGAGGGTATCGCGGATATTTTCAACTGGGAAGATATTGATTTCAGCCGCTTCACGTTCAACACGAACGACGCGCCGCAGGTGCTTCCGTTCAACAGCAAGGTCAAGAAATACAAGACCCTGCAACTTATCATGCAGAACAACGCACTGAACGAGGCGTTCGGCGTGTTCGGCATTATCAAGAGATACACCATCGGAACTATGGTGAGGTGATGAAATGGCAATCGAAAAGATTTCAGACAGCGCGGTGAGCTCGACAGGCGTTGTTTCTGCGGCGGACACGCTGACCGGCACGGCTGCGGAAAACAAGGCGGTGTTCGACAAGCTGCCGCGGCTGCTGAGAGACAAGATCAATGAGACCATCGACGCTGTAAACGCACTGAGCGCGAACGACGAGATCAGTATCAAGTGCAATGACGGCTCGCTCGTCTGGCTGCGGCTCAACAGCGACGGGGCAATCGAGTATAGCCTCGACGGCTCGACATGGCTTGCAACGGCAAGCTCGGGTCACGTTATCTTGGACGCTGCGGGCAACACGATGCCGCAGAGGAGCAGGATGCAGTTTGCCGAGGGCTCAGTTGAGGACGTAAACGGCGTAACCGTCGTTCACGGCGTTCGCGGTCCGCAGGGCAACAAGGGTAACAAGGGAGACCAGGGCGAAAGGGGCGAGCGGGGTCTCAGAGGTGAACGCGGTCCGCAGGGCGAGATCGGCCCGAGAGGTCCGCAGGGCATTCAGGGTGAGCAGGGCGCACAGGGCATTCGCGGTGCACAGGGCGCACAGGGTCCGCAGGGCGCACAGGGCGAAAAGGGCGCAGATGGCAAGGACGGCAAAGCGTTATACATCGAGGACGTTTACAGCACCCTCGCCGCACTGCGAAACGCTATTCCGAACGGCAACGACAAGATGTATCAGGTCGAGGAGAACCGCGAGTGCTACATCTGGAGCGAAAACGCGCTCGACTGGGTGAGCGTCGGCAAGGTGGAAGGTCCAGTGGGTCCGCAGGGCGTGCAGGGCATTCAGGGTCCCACCGGTCCGCAGGGCATTCAGGGCGTGCAGGGCATTCAGGGCGTCCCCGGCAATGACGGCAAAGATGCGTATGAAGCGGCACTCGACGGCGGCTATCAGGGCACGGAAACGCAGTTTAATGCGGCGCTTGCACGGATAAACGGCTTCGCGCTTGCAGAGGAGGTTGTCCCCAAGACCCGCAAGATCAACGACCTTGACCTCTCTGCTGACCGCACGCTGACGGGCGAGAACATCGCGGTTTCGACCGCCGACTCCACTCCGGTTTCTGGTGCCGTCAAATACCGCACAAACCCGAACCTGCTCGACAACTGGTACTTCGGCAGACCGGTGAACCAGCGGGGGCAGGTGGAGTATACGGGGAGTGGGTATACAATTGACCGATGGAGTAGTGGTGTGGTTTTATCGCTCAAGAATGGTTTTATTCGAATTACTTCATCTGGAAGGTATACTCAGATTTTTCAAACACTCGAAAGTGAGTTTGCCGGAAAAACATTTACTTTTTCACTGATTGTTCGAGGAACTCCTGGGGCGCAATGCCGCACACTTGCATATGACTACAAAAAAGATGTCGCATATGGTATGGAAACAACCCATGAATTTGTTTCTGACGGTTTTGAAATGGTTACAGTTTCTGATACTTTCCCGTCAAATGCCCCGGATAAACTCACATTTATTTTTTATCCTGATAATGCGGAAACAAACTTATCTGTTGACCTCCTTGCCGCCAAGCTCGAACTGGGCGACACCCAGACCCTTGCGCACAAGGAAAACGGCGTTTGGGCGCTGAACGAAATCCCTGATTTCGGGGAGCAGCTGAGGAGATGTCAGCTGTATCGCTGGCGTTTTTGTCCTGCCGAATATGTCGGGAGCGCTATTGCTTTTGGAATTAGCGCAAATGCTGCCAGAGCATTGATTTACCTGCCGGAGCAGATGCGCACAAACCCAACGCTAAATTTCAATAAAAATACAGGATTGTTTTTGACTGGTGTTGATGGTGACATCTTTGGTGTGACACTTGCTCTCGTTTGGACATCCCCTAATTCCATTTGTGTTGAGTTTCAAAAATCAGGTGCTTTTGCACCAAACTCAGTTTATTTTGTGAGAGGCGATGGCTCTTCTGCTATCGACATATCCGCCGACCTATAAGGAGGTGACACACTATGCAAACCCCCAAATCCCGTGTATACGTCCTTCTGGACAGTGAAAGCCGTGTTTTGCGGCTCGAAGGAGAGTATTCCCTCCCGGCAGATCTTACCGGTTGGATCAAAATCGATGAAGGATACGGAGACGACTTTGCGCTTGCGCAGAGCCATTATCTCGATAAGCCGCTCTACGACGGCGCGGTTCTGCGCTATAAGCTCGTAGACGGCAAGGTCGTAGAGCGCACTGCCGAGGAAATCGAGGCGGACAAGGCGGCGTTACCTAAACCCGAGCCAACCGCAGAGGACGACACAAACGCTATGATGGTAGACCACGAATACAGGTTAACCCTGCTTGAACTGGGTCTCAACGAATGAAAGGAGCAAACACAATGTTATTTCGTACTTTGAAGCGCATGATCGAGAAGAACCAGACCGACGGCCTTGCAGACAAGATCGACATCTTTTTTGCAGCAGGCAAGCTCACCGAAAGCGAGTACAACACGCTGACCGAAATGCTGAAGCAGGAGGTGTAGCATGAAGGGCGCAGAAAACACCGCTGCACCGAACATGATCGTCGATGAGTTTTTTCCGAAGCACATCAGACAGCGTGAGGACTTTGCAGAAATCCGCGAGGCGGTGCGCAAATACAGGATTACGGAGCTGTATCTCACGCAGAAGTACAACAGAAAGCAGGTGGGGTATGTCGGCTGAAATTTTTACAGCGGCGATCAGTCTGGTGGGGACTTTGGTGGGAACGCTCGGCGGTATTGCGCTGTCGAGCAATCTGACGAACTACAGGATTGAACAGCTGGAGAAGAAGGTGGAGAAGCACAACAACCTCATCACGCGGACTTATAAGCTCGAACAGGACTTTGCCGTGATGGATGAGCGCGTTCGCGTGGCAAACCACCGTATTGAAGATCTGGAAAAGGAGGAAATGCAGCATGAAGGTTAATATTCCGGTACGAATGAAAAACCCGTGGTTCTGGGTGGGCGTTGTGTCGGTAGCTATCACCGCCATCGGCGTTGACCCGCAGACTTTTACGAGCTGGGCGGCTGTGTGGGAGGGCATCAAGGCGGTGCTCTCTAACCCTGTGCAGCTTGTTACCATGTGCCTTGCGGTGCTGTCGGTCTTTATTGACCCGACGACGGCCGGTCTTTCGGACAGCGAAAAGGCGCTGACGTACACCACACCGAAAAAGAAGGGCGAGTAAATGAGTATTCCATTTAAGCAGTGCAACGACGGCAATTACCGCAAGGGCAGAGAGTTCCCGATCAACTGGATTTGCCTGCACTTTACCGCGAACAATGGCGACACCGCACAGAATAACGCGGATTATTTCGCACGCGAAGTAGTGGAAGCGTCGGCTCACTACTTTGTAGACCCGAACGAGATTTACCAGAGCGTAAAGGACAGCGACACGGCGTGGCATTGCGGCAGGGAACGCGGCGGCAGTTACTACAACGACTGCCGCAACGCAAATTCTATTGGAATTGAAATGTGTAGCGTTATCCGAAACGGCGTGTACGTTATCCCGGAGGAAACCATGAAGCGCGCCGCAAAGCTGACCCGTGAGCTGATGGCAAAGTACCATGTGCCGGTATCGCGCGTGTGCCGTCACTATGATGTGACGCATAAGGAATGCCCCGAACCGTGGGTACGCAATCCGCAGTTGTGGCAGAAATTCAAAACCATGCTGACAGAGAAAGAGGTTGAAGATATGACGGAAGCGCAGACGCGCAAAATCGCGCAGGAAGAAATCAAAAAAGCAAACGCAAAGGTTTATGACCGCGTGCAGGACTGCCCGACATGGGCGAAAGACACGGTGCAGCGGCTTGTGAACAAGGGCTTTTTGCAGGGCGATGAAAACGGCAAGCTGGGTCTTACTGAAGAGCTGATGCGTGTGCTCGTTATCAACGACCGTGCACATCTGTACGGTTAAAAACAAGACGGTATAACATACCCAAGAGGGAGGATACCATGAACGAGAAAAACGAAATTCTGGCAGGTGATGTACTGTCGCTGCTGAAAAGTCAGCTGAAATTTATGAAAGCGCTTGTACTGGTGCTTATTCTGCTGCTGGCGGCAACGAACATCTATCACGTATGGCAGTGGAGCCAGTTCGATACGGTAGTCGTGGAGAACGGGGATAACGGTGGTTATGCAAATTATGTCGCCGGAGATAACACGGGAGGTGTGTATAATGGCGAGCGTAGCGGTACGGAAGAAGAAAAACGGTAAGACCAAGGGAGTTAAGATCAAGCGGAAGGGGTAAACCGCATGAACCTCAAAAAAGAGTTCACCAAGCCGGAATGCGACTATTTCCGGCGCGAGTGCAATTTTACGGATGAGGAACGCGCCGTATTCGATCTACGAGTTACGGCGCGTTCTGTTGTTCAGATTGCGGACACGCTGCATATGAGCGAGGCAACGGTTTACCGGCGGCTGCGGAATATCAAACGGAAAATACTGAAAGTTTTGTGACAGGTTTTCGCGCTTCCGATGCGCTATAATAGACGCATAGAGAGGGGCGATAAAGCATGAGCTACGAACAAAGACTGGAACGTATCGGCTACGACAAGCAGTGTGCGCGGCGCATTGCTGAGGACTACCGCGAGGCGGGGAACACAAAGTATCTCGACGAGTACCTTGCCTACAAGGAGCGCTCCCTTCACGAAACGGAGGTGCACGGATAATGGCTTACGGTTATCCACAGTATCCACAGCAGTATTCACAACAGAATGTACAAATGCCGCAGTATCCACAACATATTGTGCGTCCGGTGGCAAGCGTCGAGGAGGCAAGAGCGGTTCAGACCGACTTTTCGGGCGCTTTAACCATTATGCCGGACACGGCACACGGATACATCTACACAAAGCAGCTCAATCTGCAAACCGGCTGCGCGGATTTCGCGGCATACAGCCGCGTGCAGGACGCGCCGAAAGTGCAGACGGATTATGTTCCGCGAGGCGAGTTTGACGAGCTGACACGGCGATTTAACGCCCTGTGCGACCAACTGGGAGGTGCAAAGAATGAATAACCCGATGATGCAGGTTTTGCAGCTGATGCGGAACGGCGGAAACCCTATGACGATGCTGAACCAGATGACGGGAAACAATCCGATGGTCGGTCAGCTTATGCAGAGTATGCAGGGGAAAAGTCCGGACGCACTGCGGCAGATGGCGATGAACATCGCCAAAGAACGGGGGATTGACCTCGAACAGTTTGCGCAGCAGTTCGGCATGAAGATCAAGTAAATACGAAACTGTAAAAAAACAGACGATTTTTTACGGTTCCCTTTTCAGTTACGGAATCTTGAAGAAAAATCCGGCATGAATTTGTCATGTTCGGAAAGCGTACGGTTCCGATCAAATATAACTGAAAAGGAGAATTACACTATGAGTGACGATTCGATGGCTCTGGGTTATGCACTGGGGCAGGACAGCAACAACAACGGCGGCGGCAATGACGGCATGTGGGGCGGCAACGGCTCGTGGATTTTTGCGTTTCTGATCATCGCGCTGATCTTCGGCGGCAACGGCTGGGGCTTCGGCGGCAACAACGGCGCGGGCTATCAGGGCGCGGTAACGCGCAGCGACCTGTGCAGCGAGTTCAACTTCAACAACCTGTCTCGTTCCGTTCTCGGCATTCAGAACGGCCTGTGCGACGGCTTTTACAGCACGAACAACGGCATGCTCACCGGCTTCAACACGCTCGGCAACAATGTGTCTAACGGCTTCCACGGCGTAGACAACGCGATTTGTCAGCTCGGCTACCAGACGGCACAGCTTGCAAACAACACGGTTCAGAACATGAACACCGGTTTTAACGGCGTGACCGCCGGTCTGACGGCACTCGGCACGCAGATGTCCGGCTGCTGCTGCGACACCCAGAGACAGATGGAACGCGGTTTCTGCGACATCAACTACAATGCCGCTACCAACGCACGCGACATTATCCAGACGGCGCACAACGACACCGACCGCATTATTGCGCGCCTTGACCAGATGGAGAACACCCGTCAGCAGGAGAAGATCGCGGCGCTTCAGAACGAGAATCAGGCCTTGAAGTTCGCAGCTTCGCAGGAGGCACAGAACAATTACCTTGTAAACGCTCTGCGTTTTTCCGGCTGCGGCTGCAACGCTTGCGGCTGCTGAGATACGATATTCAGGAGGGGGAGCAATCCCCCTGCCTTTGACAGGAGGGAATAGTTATGGCTTGCAAGCCTGTACAGAAACTTTGTCCGAACCTGCGTATCTCACAGAGCGTGACCTACGCAAGCGGCGTACTGACGGTAAATATCCCGGCGGGAGATTACCAGAACGGCTGCGTATACGGTATCGTCATCGCGCAAAACATCCCGAGTACGACGATCATCGGCGCGCCGGTGGTCATCACGATCGGCGACGGCACGGTAACGTATCCGCTCCTTAAATGCAACGGCGCGGCGGCTACCGTGTTCAACCTTGACACGCGGCACAAGTACCTTTGCCGGGTGGTCACTTCGGCAACCGGCGGCAGCTTCCGAATGCTCGGAAACTCCTGCTGCTCGCATTCGACCGCACTGCCGTCCATCAACGGCACGACGGCGTAAGGAGGGGACAGCATGAAGAGAGGAACAATGATGCTGCTGATGCAGCGAAACCGCAGGAGCGACTTTGACTACCCGGAAAACCGTGAGCACTACGGCGTGCGGTATCACATCGACAGACCGTACAGAGATCCGCGCAGCTACTACGACGAGCGTATTTACGGCGGTGAGCCGGAGATGCGGCGATATTCCAACGGGCGGTTTGCGCCGAGAAACAGCGCAGAGTGGCCGGAGTATGACGAGTACCCGGAAATGCGTCAGATCGGTTTCCGCGACGGCGATACCTCTTATGTGGGGGACAGGACGCACGGCACGGAGAAGATGCAGGGATACGCAAGAGGAGGCGGCGCGAAGCTCAACCGTCAGATGGCGGAGAAGTGGGTGCGCGGCATGAAGAACGCGGACGGCTCGACCGGCGAACACTGGACGATGGACGAGGCGAGCGAAATCATGCGCCGACACGGCTATAACTGCAATCCGGTGAAGTTCTGGGTAGCAATAAACGCGGTGTACAGTGATCTCTGCGACACGGCACAGCGCCACGGCGTAGACAACGAGGACTTTTACGCAGACATGGCAAAGTCGTTTTGGCTTTGCGACAAGGACGCGGTAGAGGACAAACTCGCCGCCTACTACGAAAACGTAGTGCGGCACAACTAAACAAAGAAAGCAGGCGGAAACGCCTGCTTTTATTTTACCCTGAAAAGGAGAAACGACT